GGTGATCAGGAACTCCAGCTCCCCGCGGCTGTTGTGGACGATGACCCGCCCGTGCCAGGTGAGGAGGTCTCCGCCGAGTCCGGCGTCCTGGATCGCGTACCGGCTCATGCCGGGACCTCCGTCCATGCGATGACCAGGCCCGGGACCGAGTAGCGGGCGTAGGACGATGGGTCGTCGGGGATCCGTCGCGGCTCGCCGGTCACATAGGCCGACTTGACCTGAGCTGCCGGGTAGCCGGTCGGCAGGGCAACGGTCTGGGCGATGGCCTGATGGTCCTGGCAAGCGGCCACGATCGCCTCCGCCAACACGGCGGCCTTGTTCCACGGCGGCTTCTGCGATTCCGGGTTGAACGCCCAGCACTCCACGCCCATGGCGGGGTCGCGGAGCGGCACGTACATGTTGGGAGTGCCGCCAGCCAGAACGAGGGTGCAAAACCCGGACGCCGCCCACGACGAGTTGTCCTTCGGGAGGGTCGTTGCCACACGATCGCCCACCACGGTCTTCAGCCAGGCCGTGGCGACGAGTTCGGGGGTGGCCCGCAGTTGGAGGCTCATGCGGTCCTCCGCTGGAACAGGGCGGGCCGCAGGTATGGCATCGGGGCTGTGCCGGGGTGGTTGACCTTGGCGACCGGGTGATCTGCGCCGGGCCAGTACAAGGCCTTCTTGTTCCGTGGCGTGATGACGTGCGCGGGCGTGCCGAGTTCGACGTCGGTGGCGTAGTTGCAGTCGAGGGAGCCGACGCGGAGGACCTTGTCGTGGCATTCGGCGCGGAGGGAGTCATGGAGGCGGCCAGTGCGCTTGTGGACGTAGTCGCGGGCGTCGCCGAGGATGGCGTCGCCGATGACGTCCTGCAGCCAGTCGTTGATGGCTGCGTCGACGTGCGCGCGCCCTGCAGGGTCGATCCGCACACCGGATCGCGCCATGGCCGCCTCCTCTCCGAAGGTGGTCTCGTACTCGCGGCCGCCCGGTCTCCCCGGGCGTGTGGCCGTGTTCGGTTATGTGGTGCGTCGCAGGTCGAGCCGGATGTCGGCGGCGACCGCGGGGTTCGCCATCGAGGACACGGCCTCAACGATGTACACCGCGCCCGTGCGCTCATCCCGGACCCGGTCCTGGTCGGTGATGTCGGTGCCCGCAGTGACGCGGCCGACGGCGTAGCGGACGATTCGCGGAGTGGGATCGTCTCTGGTCGTAACGCGGCGGGATTGCTCGGTCAGGGACGCGCGGATGCCGGTAGCGACGACCGTGTCGGCGTCCTGCTCGTCGCCGTAGGCGTCGGTCGTCGTACCGCGAAGAACGGTCAGCGTGGTGGTGGCGACGGCTAGCACGGGTCACCGTCCGCACCGAGAGGCCGCCAGCGCGGATCGTCTTCATCCGCGGTCGCCGAGGTGAGGTTCATCGTCCGCGGGATGTGGCCGCCGCCGGCCATGGGGCCGATCCGCAGGGGCCGGATCCGCTTCCACGACAGGCGGTCGATGCACCGCTTCGCCAGCGGGGCGAGGATCAGCGCGTTAGCGTGGGCGAGCGTCCCGGACACCTGGTCCTGGTTGAAGTTCGTGAGGTCGATGTTCGTGAACGCGTCCGGATGCTGGGTGATCCACGCCGTCTGGTAGGAGACGGCGAGCTTCAGCAGTCGCAGGTTCTTTGGCGAGATGTTGCCCGCGTCGGAGGCGTCGGTGGTGGTGTCGGCGAACATCTCGACCACGGCCTGCGCCTGCTCCACCTGCGCCGCAGTCGGGCTGAAGCCGGTGTAGGTGGTGACGTCGCTCGTCGTGGCCCACGTCATGTCAGGTCACCCGCCTGACGGACACCTCGTACACCCACACACCGCCGCCGGTCTCGGCGAGGCGGGCGTCACCGCGGGTCGCGTGGCCGGCGTCGCGGGCTGCCTGCATGGTGGCCTGCCGGTTTGCGAGGTGGGTTTCCTCGTCGGGGCCGCCGGGTTCGGCGGGGAAGTCTTGGCGGAAGACGCCCTGGAAGGGCTGTTCGGCAGCCGGGGTGACCACCTGTTCCGGCGTGTCGGTCTCGTTCACAGCCTCGGTCATCGCGGTGTGGAGGATGCCGCCCTCGTCGTAGGGCGCGCCAGCCTTGCTGGCCCCGGTTGCGTCGTCGTCGAGGAGCCGCTGCATCATGACGGCCTTCGCTGCCCGCGAGGACGGCAGGCCACGGCGCGCGCACTCCTCCTGGAGTTCGCCTCCGGTCATCGCCTCGTAGTCCACCTGCTGCTCCTCGCGCGAAAGTTGTGTGCCGGTGCCGCCGGGGTGGCACCCACCAAGCCCCGACGGCGGTCCGATGGCCGGCTACTAGTCGGTGATGCGCTCCAGCACGGCGAGGGCCTTTTCGTGGCCGACGTTGAAGCCCTTGCGGACGCGGATCTTCACGGCGGTGTCGTCCGTGGTGTCCTGCGCGCGCGCCTTGTCGACGAGGATCTCGCCCATGCTGCGGTCACCGCGCTTGAGGAACTGGCGGTTGCAGTAGAAGAGGAGGTCGTTGCCCGCCGGGGACTGCGTGTTCGTCGCGGACACCTTGCAGCCGCGCGACCAGGCGATCGGCGCGTCGAACAGGGTGTCTGGGGTTCCGCCGGTGCCCTGGATGAAGATGGGCCGACCCTGCGCGTCGAGGCAGTTACGGAGTGCGTCACGCCATCCCGGGGACGCGATGACGAGCTGGTCCGCGAGGCTCCAGTACTTGCCGGTTTCCACCAGCTTGAACGTGGTTGACAGCTTCTCGTACAGGCTGGTGCCGACGGCCGGGGACGCGATCGACGTGAGGTCGTCGTCCCACGTCAGGTAGTTGGCGTCCGCCGTGTAGGAGGTCGCGGAGTTCGTGGTGCGCAGCGACTTATACGCCGACGTGAATGGGACCGTGGTGCCGTTCTCCGCGCCGGAGACGGCGAGGCACGCGTTGTCGAACGTGTCGGCGTAGGAGATGGCCCAGTCCTGGCCCTTGGTCTGGATCGTGTCGATCACGCTGTCGGCGTCGGCGAGGTCGTCCTCGTCCACCACGAACAGCGAGTTGAACTTGCGGGCCGTCAGGGTGATGTAGTCGTTCGTCGACGTGTCCGCGGTGTATGTGGTGCCCGCGTTCACAGACAGGCCGCTGGAGCGCAGCACGCGCTTCGTCGCGGAGGTCATCTTGTGGGGGCGGCCGTGCTGCTCGATCGCGGAGTCCTGGAGGACCCGGGTGATGACGGTGTCGTCCCACTCGATCGGAATCCAGTTGTCGATGATGTCGGTGGAAGCCACCTGGGCACCTCGGTTCGGAGGAGGGGGCTCACGGCCCGCCACGGATGGGGTGGGTGCCCTACCTGGGCGGACCTGTGAGCGTCCCGCTCGAACCTTGTGCAAGGGGCCGTAGCCCCTTTGTTGCGTGCCCTTGCCTGGGCTACTGGCCGCGAAGTACGCGCTCGGCTACCTGCTCGGCCCATCCCTTGGGCTCAGGTGCCGGAGGCTTCTTGTCGGCGGTGTCAACCTTAGCCGCCGGTACGCCATTCTGGCCAGAACTGCCGCCCGGGTTGGACGTAGTGGAGCGGACGCGCTTGAAGAACTCCGGCCATTCCGCCTTCAGTGTGTCGAGCTGCTCGGTCAGGCCGGTGATCTCACCGTCGTCGATGTCGACCTCGTCGAGGTCGAGGAGCTTCATGAGGCTGTCGAGGCGTGTGCCGTTCCATCCGGCCTCGCCGAGGGCCTTGTTGAAGCCGACGGCGAACGTCCGCATCTGCCGTGTGCCCTTCAGTTGCTGCTCGGTCACGGCCTTCTCCACGGCGCGCTTCATGTCCGCGTCGGTGAGGCCCTGCGGCGCCGTGTCCTTCGGCGCGGCGGCGGTCGTGGGCTCGGGGTCGTCGGTCTGGATCTTCTGGCCGGTCTTGGGGTCGATGCCGTGCTCGCGCAGGTACTTCCGGCGGGCAGCGGCCTCGCCGGTCGCGGTCCGCAGCTTTGCCTGGCTTGCCTCCCACTCTTCGCGGGTGGGCGGCTGCCAGTCGTCAGCCGGCTCCGTGACGGGCTCGGGCTCGCTCTGGCCGCCGCCGTCCGGTGCGGGGTCGTCGCCGCCGTCGGCGTAGAAGATGCTCGAGTCGCGGTAGGGGTGCGCCCACCCCGGGGTGTTGGGTGCCATGTGGTTCTCCTTCATGTGCGGCTGCCTGCGGTCGCGGCAGCCTGGCGCCGGACGCGCGCGGACAGTCCGCGGCGTGCCAGCAGTGCTTGGGCCGCCCTGCGGCGAGCGGCGCGGGACTCCGACGGACGGCCCTGTCCGGCGGCGATGCTGCGCCACGCCTGGTCGCGTAGGAGGTCCGGGAGCGTGCCGGGGCCGGTATCCCAGTCGGGCATCCACGGGACGGCTCGACAACGACAGCTCGGGTGTGCG